AATTTTGGGTATAACAACTTTAATTGGGATAACCCCAAAGCCTATAAACTGCAGCAGTCTTTAATTAAACAAGGATATGATCCTTATGCGGCAGGATTTCCAGCGGCAATATTAGATAAACAACAATTATCTGCTCGACTTAATAAACCGTTTTTCCATGTATGGAATGGAGATGGCGTTCAAGCACAACACTACAATGAACGGGTTCAAAACGCCATAGAAACAGGCGTGCCAAACAACCCAAAGAACCAGCAGTTATTACAGTTTATTCAAAACAAAACCGGGTATGTTGCGCCTCCAGTTCAGGCTAAACAACCAATGCAACCCCAACAAACACAACTTCCAGCCGATCAGCAAATTTCACAAAACACGGTAGAAATGCCAGACACTTTTCGCGCTGGCGGTAGAACACGTTTAATTTAAGGATTAATTATGGCAATTAGCAAAGCACTTTATCAAGCCCCACAGGGATTAGATTCTCTCATGGGGAACAACATTGAGATCGAAATCGAAATGCCTCCTATGGATGAAGGCATGGACGTAGATCTTGAACATGTAGAAGAAATCAAAGGCATTGGGTTTGATGAAAACCTTGCCGATCATATTGATGATGCTGAACTTGCCATGATTGCTTCTGAGTTACTTAGTGACTTTGAAGAAGATGTTGCCTCTCGTAAAGATTGGATGCAAACCTATGTAGATGGTCTAGAATTATTGGGTTTGAAGATCGAGGAAAGGTCAGAACCCTGGGAAGGCGCGTGCGGTGTGTACCACCCACTACTTGCTGAAGCATTGGTGAAGTTCCAGTCTGAGATGATGATGGAGACATTCCCAGCTCGTGGTCCGGTTAAGACCATGATCATAGGCAAAGAAACCCCAGATAAAAAAGAGGCAGCACTAAGGGTTGAGACGGATATGAATTTCCGCTTGACTGACCAAATGGTTGAGTACCGTCCCGAGCATGAGAGGCTTCTTTGGGGTGTAGGTTTATCTGGTAATGGCTTTAAGAAGGTGTACTATGATTCTCATTTGGGTCGTGAGACTTCTATATTTGTACCTGCAGAAGATTTAGTTGTTCCTTATGGTGCGTCCAGTTTGGAATCTGCTGAGCGCGTAACCCATGTGATGCGCAAGACCAGCAACGAGGTCAGAAGGCTGCAGTACTCTGGCTTTTGGAGAGATGTAGACCTTGGTGAGCCAGACATTGTGCTGGACGAGGTGGAGAAGAAAATTGCTGAGAAGCTTGGCTTTAGAGCTACAAGCGATGAGCGCCACAAGATACTAGAGATGAACGTCTACCTAAACCTCAAGGGGTTTGAGCATGTGGACGAGAGCGACGAGATGACCGGTATAGCATTGCCTTACATCGTCACAATCGACAAAGCTACGGCTACAGTGTTGGCAATTCGCCGCAATTGGAGAAAAACAGATCCTCTATTTACTAAGCGCAATCACTTTGTGCACTACGGGTATATACCAGGGTTTGGCTTTTATCACTTTGGTCTGATCCACTTGGTTGGTGCATTTGCTAAATCAGGCACATCACTACTTAGACAACTGGTTGACGCAGGCTCTCTTGCTAATTTGCCAGGCGGCTTTAAAACCCGTGGTCTGCGGGTTAAGGGTGACGACACCCCCATAGCACCGGGCGAGTTCAGGGACGTAGACGTTCCAAGCGGTTCGATGAAAGACAATATCATGCCGCTACCTTACAAAGAGCCAAGCCAGACTTTGCTTGCTTTGATGAACCAGATCATTGAGGACGGACGTCGCTTTGCAAACACTGCGGATCTTCAGATCAGCGATATGTCAAGCCAAGCTCCAGTTGGTACAACACTGGCTATTTTGGAACGTACCCTTAAGGTAATGTCAGCGGTTCAAGCAAGACTTCATTATGCGATGAAGCAAGAGCTGGCTCTCCTTAAAGAGATTATTAAAGATTACATGCCAGAAGACTATGACTACGAGCCAGAAGAAGGTGACCGTAGCGCTAAGAAATCTGACTATGACTGCGTGGATATTCACCCTGTCAGTGACCCCAATGCAGCAACAATGGCGCAAAAGATTGTGCAATACCAGGCGGTATTACAGTTGGCACAGGGCGCACCACAGATCTACAACATACCACTATTACATCGCCAGATGCTAGAAGTATTGGGGATTAAGAACATCCAAAAGCTTGTCCCAATGGATGGGGATCAAAAACCCACAGATCCTGTAACGGAAAACCAGAACATATTGATGAACAAACCCGTCAAGGCGTTCTTGTATCAGGATCACCAAGCCCATATTGCTGTTCATATGTCAGCAATGCAAGATCCGAAGATTCAACAATTACTGCAAAACAACCCACAAGCACAGGCGCTACAAGCCGCTATGATGAACCATATCAACGAGCACTTGGGTTTCCAGTACAGAATCGAGATCGAGAAACAACTTGGTATGTCCCTACCCGCCGAGAAGGATGCGGAAGGCGAAGATATCCCAATGAATCCAGAAGTCGAAGCAAGACTTGCTCCGCTACTTGCCCAAGCCGCACAAAAACTGCTCTCACAAAACCAAGCGCAGGTGGCTCAGCAACAAGCTCAACAACAAGCCCAAGACCCACTGGTACAAATGCAACAACAAGAGTTGCAGATCAAAGCGCAAGCCCAGCAACAAAAGGCTGCAAAAGACCAAGCCGATATCGCGCTCAAACAAAATCAGCAACGTATCGAACAGCAGCGCATCGCTGCACAAACTATGACAAGTCTCAAGCAAATAGACGTAGACGCGCTCAAGACTGCTGCGCAACTCAAAACACAGCACAAGAACAAGGCTATAGATATTAAACATGATTCAGCCAAAGTATTGGCGGAGCATGAGCACCAAGCTAGACAAACTCATAAACAGATCTTCGCTGACGGAATCAAAACCGCCATGCTTGAAGGTAATAAGGCATCTGCCTCAGATAAAAGTGCACACCATGAAAAGGAAATGCACGCATTAAACGCCATGCAACAAATGGCACAAAATCAACCAACACAAGGTGAAGAATGACACATTTAGAAGTCCTAGTCCAACAAACGGACGAAAGAGTCGAATACCTACAAAAGTTTTTAGGCTCTGGGAAAGCAACAAGTTTTGAAGATTACAAGAGTCTTTGCGGTGAGATTAAGGGTCTGCTCATTGCACGAGGATTAGTACTAGACCTGAAACAAAACTTGGAGAATGATGATGACTGAATTCGACGTACAAGCCGTTGATTTGTCAGGTATCTTGAATAAAGATACGGTAGATAAAGCGAAACAATTACCAGACCCAGCTACATTCCATATACTAACTGTTGTTCCAGAAGCAATGGTGGAGTACGCGGATAGTGAAGTAGGTTTAATTAAGTCCGACCAAACAAGGCATTATGAGGAAGTTTTAACTCCTGTGCTTTTCGTAGTCAAATTAGGCCCCGATGCTTACAAAGATAAAGCGAGGTTCCCAACCGGACCGTCGTGCAAGGAAGGTGATTTTGTCATCGTCCGTCCCAATTCAGGCACCCGTCTGAAGATTCATGGTCGTGAATTCAGGATCATCAATGATGACTCTGTACAAGCGGTTGTGGAAGATCCAAGAGGCATTTCAAGAGCATCATAAGGAGCAAATATGGCTGAAACACAAGGCGAGGAATTTAAATTTCCTGACGAGATAGATAAGGATAAACCCTTAGATGAACCCAAACTTGAGATAGAGTTTGAGGACGATACCCCACCAGAGGATCGTAACCGCACCCCAATGCCTGCTCAAATTGTCGAGAAACTTGACAAAGACGAGCTAGACAAATACGAAGGCGAAGTAAAAGAAAAAATGCTTCAAATGCGTAAAGTCTGGCATGACGAGCGCAGGGCAAAAGAAGCCGCTTATAGAGAGCAGCAGGAAGCTATTGCGCTTGCCAAGCGGGTAATGGAGGAGAATAAAAAGATCAAGCATATGCTCTCCACCGGGGAGAAGGAATATGTCGATACTCTTAAAACTTCTGCTGATCTACAACTGCGCTTAGCGCAGGATGAGTACCGCAAAGCCTACGATGCGGGCGACACTGACAAGATCATTGAAGCCCAGCAAAAGATGCAAGAAGCCAACATAAAGATCATGCAAGCGAAGAATTTTCGTTTGCCCTCTTTACAAGTTGAAGAAAATAGTGTACAAACCATACCTGAACAGACACAATCTGCTCCCGAACCTGATTACAAGGCTAGAGCGTGGCAACAACGCAATCCTTGGTTTGGACAGGACGAGGAGATGACCGCAGCAACTCTTGGCTTACACGAAAAGCTGAGACGCAACGGAGTAGTGATTGGGTCTGACGAATATTACGCAGCATTGGACAAAACAATGCGCAAGCGCTTCCCCGAATACTTCGAGGAGGACGCACCCAATGAACCTGCAAAGGAAGCACCGAAGCAAGTCGAAAGACCAGCTTCTATCGTAGCACCAGCAGTTCGTAGTTCATCCCCCAATCGGATCAAACTTAAAACTAGCCAAGTCCAGTTAGCAAAGAAACTTGGGCTTACACCGGAGCAATACGCCATTGCAGCGAAGAAATTGGAGTCACAAAATGTCTGATAAACAAAATAGATTAAGCCGCGAATTAGATAGCCGAGTAATGACTATGGCTAGACCAACTGAGTGGCGTCCGCCAGATGTATTACCAGCACCAGAGCCACGCCCTGGCTGGAGTCACAGGTGGGTTCGTATTAGTATGTTAGGTGCTGCTGACCCAAGCAATATTTCTTCTAAGTTCCGTGAAGGGTATGAACCCTGCAGAGCAGAGGATTATCCTGAACTGATGATGCACGAAACCCAAGATGGTCGCTTTAAAGGCAACATCGAGGTAGGTGGTTTATTGTTATGCCGTATTCCAGAGGAATTTATTTCCCAGCGAGATGCTTATTTCGCCAAGCAAACTAAAGCCCAAATGGACTCGGTTGACAATACCTTTATGAGAGACAACGATCCTAGGATGCAGAAGTTCTCTGAAAGAAAATCAGAGGTACGCTTCGGTTCTGGGGCAGCTTAATTTTTAACGGAGATTTAAATGGCATATCCTACAGTATCGGCCCCTTACGGCCTAAAGCCTGTAAATCTTATTGGTGGACAAGTTTTTGCTGGATCAACTCGTCAGTTGCCTATCCAGTATGGCTACGCTACTAATATTTTTTACGGCGATTTCGTTGCACTAGCCCAAGGCTTTATTACACGCCAATCAGTTTCTACTGGTGGCGGCGCATCAGGCATGGTTGGTGTTTTCCTTGGCTGTAACTATACAGATCCAGTAACTAAGCAAAAGCGCTATAGCCAATACTGGCCCGCAAGCACTTTAGCTGGTGATGCACAAGCTATTGTTTGTGATGATCCTGACACAGTTTTTAAAGCTGTTGTTTGCTCATCTGGAACCACTGTTGCTTCAGCAAGTATCCCCATGATTGGTCAAAACTACCAGATGATTAACAACACTGGTAACGTCAATACTGGTGACTCTGCTAACGCATTGCTCTACTCTGCAACTTTGACAACAAGCACATTCCCAATTCGTGTTGTTGACATCGTTCGTGACACAGCTCAGTCTTATTCTGCTGTTGGTAGCTCAAGCTCTACAACAATCACTATGACAACCGGACCTAACGGTAACGTGTCGCAAGGTGCTGACGTAGCTTACTTGGCATCTAATGGTCAGCTCATTGAGACTGGTTCTTTTGTTACCGCAGCTATTTCTGCTGGTGCAACATCTGGAACATTAAACGTAGCCGTTGCCGTCCCTGGTGGTGTCACAGCTATCCCATCCGCATCAACTATTGTGTTTACAAACTATCCTGAAGTGCTTGTTAAGCTTAACTTCGGTATACATGAGTATTACACTGCAACCGCTGT